AGACTGTTTGTGCATCTGGTGCAGTTCCGCCGATTGATGGAACTTCTGGCATTACGTTAAAGGTAAAGACTGCGCCAGTTGCGGCAGTTAGTGAAGCCGCGAGAGTTGTATTTGGTGCTGACTCCCATGCTGTCCAGAGTGCTTCGCAGAGTGATCCTGAAGCGCCCCAGTCTGCGAGCATTTCGACAGCGAATGACCACTGATCGTCGATGTGCTTGTAAGCCTTTCCATCGAGTGTCTGGTAAGTCGCGATAGTTGGTGAGTTGCTTAGAATTGCGCTGGTCGCCTGCGCATCGTAGTTAACGGTCGCGATCGTTAGGACTAAATCGCGACCCGTGATGATCGTTGTTGGCACGTTATCTCCTTAGTTTGTCTGGTTGTAATAGGTCGAGACTTCGATCTCGCAAGCGAGGATCTCTGAAGCGCCTATGGTTAGCGGCGTTGGATTAGACACAGAGCCGACTGTGTAGCCTGACGGAATAACCGCCAGAATGCTGATTACGAGTTGCTCGATATTGTCGAGCGCTGCCGCGTTGGAATACATCGCAGTACCGACCACGATGCGAAGATTGATCTTGACTTTGACTGAAGATTTACCGATCAACGTACTTTCAAGATATGGAGCCGATGGGACAACCGCGGCGAAAGGAACCATCGGAGCCTCTGGAACTGAGTCGTAAGTATTAGCAGCGACGCCTGAAATCGCTGTCTTCAGCGCTCCGCGGACATTTACCGCGATCGATGACGCTGGCATTACTGCACGATCGTTTCGACGTCGAGATACGGCTGAAGAAGTGCCGAAATTCTGTTCGTGAGACTGCGACCCATTCTGTACGGCGAACTAGCGAAATCGACGCCTTCAATTTGTCCGCCAGCAGCAATTCGACTCTGGAAGATTTCAACGCAGACCGCGTACATCGCGGACTCGATTGCTGGAGTTGCTGCGTATAAGGTCGCAGCGGAATAACCTGAAAGTGTGGCAGTGCCATTCGGAATGATCTGGCGAAGAGTTACATTTGCATTTGTGAGCGCTGCTGTGAAGTAGTAATCCTCAACTTCGACGACTGTGTGAGTCGCGCTGAATGGTGCTGGCAGACCGGCAACGATCACTGATTGTCCAGCAACGAAATTGTGAACTCGCTGGCAATAAAAGAACGCAACGTTATCGACCAATTTGTATTCGGTAACGGCTGACTGATTTGCGACAAGCATTGGAAGAATTACATTTTCACCTGAGTCGATTATTTGCTCAAGGTAAGCATCGTTATAGAGAGACGAACTTACGCCAAGAACTGATCGCAACTGTGCGGCTGTGATGATCGATGGCATAAGTCCGTCCCTTTCTACTGCTGCGCTACGTTCGGGAGCGACCGCAGCGCATGATTAATTGTGGCGATTAAGCCTTGTTGTTCTTGAATGCGCCAGCGCCGATCTTTGTGGCGATAGCCCCATATCCGTACATCATGATCGAGATTTGACCAGTTGCAATTACGTCTGCGCGTAGTTGGTAAGTTGGAGACTCGTACCATGTGTAAGCCTCTGGATTTACAATTAAGATCGATCCATCGGTGTCAGTTGTCGCTGCTGTGTTAGCAGTTACGTAAAGATCAAGTCCGGCAACGTTTCCGCGGATTGAGTCTGGACGTACATCGCCGCCGCTATTTGACGGATTGGCAGCGTTGTAAATTGGGCGTCCGCTGTCGTTAAGTGTCATTACGTTAGACCACTGTGAAGTGTTCATGATGATGTTACGAGCGAAGCCCTGAGTGCCTGAATAAACTGAAGCAGCACCGCGAGCGATGATACCAAGAAGTTCAGCAGCAGTTGGATATGTTGCCACTGTTGTAGCGTCAGCAGATGCGCCAGAAACAAGTGCAGCATTCACTGCTGTATCTGTAACTTTTGCATATTGTGCAGCCATGTTGCGCATCAATTCATCGATGAAAAGTGGAGAACTTCTGTCAAATAATTCAACGCTGAAGGTCTGGGAGCCACTGTACTTTTTGACAGACACGCTCAAGAATTCAGAATTTTGATCGACATCAGCGACTGTGCCGCCTTCTGCTTCTTCAGTTACTGATGGAAGTTGTGTGATCTTTGGAATTTCGAACGTCATTCCTGCGTCTGGAAGTGCGCCGCGTGAAATTGCATCGATGTTTGAACGTGTTGCGTTAGCAAGTCCGTTGATTACGGTTGTGAGTTGGCGTGTTGGCACCAAGCCCGCATTGTCTGTTGTATCTGCTGCGGCGGCAACGTAGGCACGTGCGTCTTCGCTGCCGAGCGCTGCACGAATTGTCATTTCGAGCTGCTTTCCAGCAGAGAAATCAAGTCGCGGCTTTGTTGTGAATGTACCAGCAGGCTTTGCACTTGCTGTGATTGACTGTGCGGCTTCGACCGTCTCTACGGCTGAAGCGTCATTGACGGTGTTTTCCACTTCGTCTCCTTCTGTTGTTGTTGTTGGTTGTACTGCATCTGACTCTGCTTCCGCAGTTTCAGAATTCTCATCTTCGGCTTCAGTCGCCGCGACTTCAGATACTCGAGCGCTTCGTACGGCTGGTTCAGTAACAAGCGCTACGCCTGTCATTTCGCCAGCGAGAACGCGCATTGATCCGTCCTTTTCCATCGTGTATTCATCGACGGCTAATTCAATCGAGAACCCATCGCGCAATCCCGACATGGCTTCTTCGAGCGCGTCTGATCCCGCGGTGGTGTTCGCGATTTTGAACGTTGCATCGATTGAGTCTTCGTTCACTGTCATCGATAAAGTTTTGCCGATTGGACGTGTGCGATCGTGTTCGAGATTTAGTTTTACGTCATTCGGTACGACGGAACCCTTCGCGAAGATAACTTTGCCAGTGCTGGCGTTCGCAAGTTCTTCGAATGCAACGATGCGTCCGGTAATTGTGCGAGCGGTTGAGTCCGCCGCAGTGATTGTCATTGGTGTAGTGATTTTCATAGCAGCATATCTTCTTCCTCGCGGATTTCATCGACGCTCATCGCACCGACTCGATTTAGGATTTCGTAAACCTGCGCGCGCTCGTAAGGATTGCCACGCAAGAAGTCGTCAAGATCGAACTTCACTTCGTTACCTGCTGGAGTGAAATCTGGGAACGACAAGCGTTCTTCGATGATTGACATATATGAACGGAACGCGAAATCAACCAGATCGCGGCGCTTATCGAGCGCATTTGAGTAAGTGAATGAAGATTGCTGTGAGTCTGTAAAGTAAGCGGGCAATCCACAGGCGCGGCTGAGTTCTAGCGCTACATAATTGCGAGCCTCATTCAACTGGATCGATTTAGGATCGTATCCAAGAGTCTCAAGAGTTACATCGGCATTTAGAAACGCAGTTGATTTATTTGATCGAGCAGTGCGCCAAGCGCTGAGCAATTTCGCAACGCGATCGGCTGGAAGTGAAGTTCCATTTGATTTTAAGACCATCTGTGGAATTGGTTCAACGGCGAAATTCATAGCAGCCTTTTCGAGCGCAGCAGCAGCGCGGATTGTACGTCCAGCGCGAGACAGTAATCCTTCTTGATTTCCAGCGAAGACAACCAGATATGCTGCATCGACATAAGTTCCATCGATTAAGTAAGACTGGACTTCTGTACCGTTCGCGTTTGTCATGATTGTTACGCGCTCGGGTGCAACGCGTTCCATCGCACGAATTTTTCCTGTGTCTGCATAGCGTTCAGTTACATAAGCATAAGCAGACGGAAAGAAGAAGAGATCAGAGATGATCCATGACCAGAATGTAACTCCTGGAATTCTTGGATCTGGCTGATTAATAACGCGCGGCTGTGTAATCTTTTCGCCAGTTGCAACGTTGCGAGTGTGCATTGGTAGCGATGCGATTGTCTGGAGAATGCTGAGTGATCGAGCAATCGTCGGAACGCTCATGGCTTCAGCTCGAGATGCTTGAGCAATTCCAGCGAAGAATAAATTATTAGTTTCGGAATAATACGGAGCGATATTCGCAGCCTCTATATCCACAGGAATGACCGGAGCGGCGGTCGTTACCTGCGGAAAGAGAATGTCTTTGAGTCCCATGTCGCAATTCTAAGATCGCAATACTCTCAACCCACCATGATGTCAAGATCCGTCTCTTGGCGTGTCGCGAAATGTGTAACAAGTGCAGCAGCCACCGTCGCGCAGATTGTCGTCTGTGAGGCACGACGCCCAAATGTCCAGCCACCGTCCCCATAAGGTAACCGAGCCGCTGATAAAATCTGCTTGGAGAATTCTGCCTGATTGCTGTGGCGCAACCGCTTCGATGTTATCGATCCGAGAAGTTCGTCGCACGATTGTCCATATAAGGCTCCATCGATGTCAGTGATAGGAATTCCTGCTGGGATAAGTCTAGATGCCACCGCTGACGAAGTTCGCTTTGAATATGCCACGACTTCCGTTTCATATTTTCTGGCATAGACCGCCAGATCATTCGCGATCGCCTTATCGTCCAAGTTGATCGGATTGTGCCAAGTGTGAAGCAATTTGACGATGAAACGTTCCGAGTCAATGCGTTGAGCGGCGACAAGCGCGGCATTTCTGCGATCGGGCGAGCAATCGAGTCCAAGCCAAGTTGTTTTCTCTAGATCGAGTTCCAATCCTTCTTCGCCGCATTCTGCCCATTCTTGCGCTGGAATAGCAGCCGAAATTGTCTGAACCCATCTACATAAGACTTCGGTGCGAACTACATCTGGCGGATCATTCATCACAGCCTTCAAGTTATCTAGATGAATAGTTCTGCCAAGTGCAGGGTTCGACTCTTGCCAGCCTTTGATGTTCGAGATGTCGTCGGTGTGCGATGACCATTCGAAGTAACCGATGTCATCACTTCCACCGGACGCGGCGACCAATCCTCTTTCGCGTAATTGATTTAGAACGATCGAGTGTTGATCGCCCGCATTCGATAGCGTCCAGATTTGCGGATTTTCCGCTGCCATCATCGTATATCGAAGCGAAGCCCATGTACTTTCGTCCTTGAGTTCTCGAGTTTCATCGAGATAGACGGTCGATGGTTTCGAGATACCGCGAGCCGCCGATGCGCCCGCTTTGACCATGTAGCGATTTCCATTCTTTAGCTCGATTTCTTCCGAGCCATGCGCCCATCGAATGCGCTTTACATCTTGCGCCAATCGATCGTTCTTCTCAATCAGTCCGACAATATGCCGAAACGTTTCGAGCGATGTTGTCAAGCGATGCGCGGTACCAATTTGGAGCGCGTCATTCCAGACGTACATGCCGCAGAGAATTCGGGACATCATTAGCGTCGTCTTTCCGTTCTGTCTCGCTTGAACGGCGCAGATAAGTGGGTGATGCCATCTCCCATCGGGCTTGACTTTGTGTGCGTTGATCGCCAGCCATTCCTGATGCGGGAGCAGTGGCAGTCCGATCTCGGCGCTGAACTCAATCAGTTCATGCCCTTTAGACGGCAGATCATTCAACTTTGAATGAATTCTGGGCGTAATTGAGCCAAGAATGGGTTCTGTGGTTCTCTCGGTAGCCCGCTGGAGCCGTTCTGAGCCTAGTACAACCAGTTCGGGACTCTTTGAGTCGTCTGGAGTCCTATTCATGGCTTCTCGAGTCGTTTGGTGGTGAAAGAAGACCTC